AGTTCCAGAAACTTGAGTTCATTAGCTGCTGCGACAAGGAAGTCGTGAAGGTCGCGGAGCGTTGCACCTGGTACGTCAGGAAGGAAGGAAGGCTGAGTGTTCCTTTCCCTGAGGAGCTCTTCCTCGAAATACTCCTTGAGGTCCCAAGTAACGGCACAGTCGTAGGCGTTGTACTTGTACAGGATCGGTCGAGGGATAACGGCATAGTTCTTCCCCGGTCCAAGGTACTTCGCGATCTCGTGTTCCCACTTGGGAGTGCCAAGAATCTCAACGCCCAGGTCCTTCAGACTGTGGTATCCTGGCCTCTCATCGATACAGTAATGTGCCAGCATCGTGTCGAAATACAGGCGCACATCTCCGAGCGTAGGGTACAATCCTGCGAGGTCGAATTTACCGTTGTGAGCAGTAATCCGAACCTTGGCAAAAAGCTTCCTCAGTGCATCCCGTACGCTCTCAAAGCGGTAAGCGTTCTCACCAACGACAAGGACCTTACCCTTGGCGTAGCAGATACCGACGGAGAGCATCTGGTATCGGTTGGGGTGATCGAAGCTGTTATCTTTGTCGATTCCACACTCGATGTCGACAACAACTTCATCAGTTCTACGCCCAACTTCTTCGATGCAGGCATGACTGAACTCCTCCTCGTCCGCTACAACGTACTGAGGGGGACTCCATGGTTGCATTTGTCGCACGAGCTTGCCCACGTCGTTGACCAACGAAGGGAAGGCATCTCCGTTGCGGAGGCAGAATGCAGGGTGGAACGTAGCGACAACTTCTGCCCCCGCCACCGTGGGGCACGTCTTTGGCGGCCCGACTCGAAGAGATGTAATACCCTGACTCGTGTTAAGGACAGCTTGGGCAGCAGTGTTACCCAAGGCAAGTATCTGTTTTGATCCCAGAAGTTCGTCAGCCAATCGAGGGCGACAGCATTCCACCGCTCGCTTGGAAGGGGTAGCGTTGTCAGCAGGACGGCAGGAGGTAGTATTTGTGAGTAGAGTATTCCGTCTCGAAATGTCGTAATACTCCAGGACGCGGTCGAGGAGTTTGCCGCTGGGTCCCACGAAAGGTATACTGCCTCGTGCTTCTTGAAGTCCTGGAGCTTCTCCCACGATAGCGATTCCATTAGATTCCTCCGGGATAGAGGACGGGACATAACGACCTTCTTCACGCAGGTCGCAGTCCTCGCATCTCGCTAGAGGGTGACGACGATCAGGCATTTGTCCATGCCTTCAGGAGCTGGATGTTGTAGTCGAGTGCCTGTGTAGTAGGCAGGTTGATCTCGAAGTAGTATTCGGGTCGTCCACAGTGCTGACCTTCGAGCATGCTCTTGGCGCCCCAGGCATAGTTGAACGGAGCAGAAGTATCCACTCCTCGAACACCAGCGATGGCGAAGTCCGTGGCGTGAACTCGCAGTTCCTTGATGTACGAAGGGTTCGTGCCCAGCAGGTGTACCTGATAACTAGGGTAGTTGCCTCGAATATACGAAGCCAGTTGGGCTCGGATATCCTTGGTATTGGTCGTATGGATCAGATGTCGAGGGATGCCCAGGACTGTGATGTTCCCGTGGTCGCTGTAGTACGCTTCCACACAGGCACAGCATTCATCGAGCGACTGGCCCTGAACGACACCCATGTACTTGAAGCGGTGGTCGACTCCGTACTGGAAGAACTCCTTGGCCAGCTTGAGCGTTGCGTACATGTCGCCGAGAACGTCAGGCACAACGATCTCGTTGACCATCAGGCCCAAGGCCATCGAACGCAGTTCACCAGGTGACAGGAGCTGGCCCTCAGCTGCTCCGTTGTCCATGATCAGGTAGTCGCCATTGCGTCGAGCGGTGATGTAGGCTTCCTGGTAAGCCTTGTTCGACAGGTGCTCCGGAAGAACCAGCTGGTAGTTGGTTCTGTAAATGGAACTTATCTGACTGTACGGTGGAATCAAAGCGAGCTTCATGTCAGCCTCCGTAGGGCCTAAACCCGTGTTGTGCTCGGTCCTCGGCCATCGGGTCTGCTTGCGGCATCTGCTTAAGTTCCTTCTGAAGCTTCCACTGCTGGTACTCCTGGTAGTCTTCGGCTACCTGGAGCTGCACGAGACGGAGCTTGATGTAGGCGTAGCGTGCGTAGTTGGCCAGGTCGAGGACCTCTTGCATCGCCTCTTCGAACATGTCCTTGTTGAAGAAGGCAAACGGGCCGTACTTCTCAGCACCCACCTTGTGGCGGTCGATCGTACGCTGTTCGAACTCAGCCGATAGTGATTCGACTAGCTGAGCAAGATCCGTCTCGCTGATCTTGACCTTCGACTCGTCAGTCATCAGAACCTCTCCTGGTTGAACTTCTGCTTGTCGAGATAGGCCTTGCCAAGGTTGATTTTGGCAATAGCTGCACAGTTGAGAACGTAGATGAGCACGTCAGCCAGTTCGCCCTTCAAGAGGTCACGTGCCTCGTCTGCCTCTAAGCTACCTCGCTGGAGCTTCTTGACGACGTTTGCGACTTCGCCTGCCTCACCACACAGCGACAGCGCATGGTGTCCAAGGTCCGAAGCGGTATCAGGAAACCACAGGCGCGAGCACTGGTGACTTGCGCTCTGCAAGACTTCGAAGAGGACTTCGACAGCTGCTTCCTCGTGCTCAGCCATTTCGGATCCACTCCAGGAACTCAGCCTTTGCAGTACGACTGTGATCTGCAAAGACACCGGACATCTCGGATGTAGTCGTGATAACGCCAGGTACCTTGGCACCTCGCATTGCCATGCACATATGCTCGGCCTTCATGACGACGGCCATACCCTTAGGGTCGAGAACTGCTGCGAGGAAGTTGTGCACTTCAGAGGTCAGGTCCTCCTGCACGTGGAACCCCTTGGCAACGAATTCCACAGCGCGGGCGAACTTGGAGAGGCCGGCAATCCTCTCGTCAGGAACGTAGCCGACCCAAGCGTTGCCATGGAACGGGAGAACATGATGTGCGCAGAGGGTGTAGAAGGGAATCGGACCGATCGTGATCATGTTCTGCGACTTGGCAGCGAAGGTAGTGAACTTGAACTGCTCGGGATGCGTCAGCTCCCTCATCGCCTCGGCCAGACGACGAGGCGTGTCCCTGTGGTGTTCCTTAGTCAAGTCCACGCCCAGGCTGCGCAGGAAAGAAGCTGCCTGCTGGATCGGATCCTCCAGCCAATGCTTCTGCGCCTCCGTACTGGAGCGCAGCAAGTTGTCTGCGTTCACAGCGTCACGAAACCGATGACCGATCGGAGTTGCCTTGATCGGCTCCGGGTCGATGTAGTCAGCCATTCTTGACCTCTGCATCCTGGTTGTACGGAACAGCTTGTGTATAGGTAGCGAAGTTAACTGCGGTCTCCTGTACCTCCACTCCAACGATCCAAACGTTGTTGTCAGGCTTCTCGTTGAAGAGCTCCTGGATCTTGAAGCACAGCATCTCGGCTACAGCTTCCACAGTGGGCCAAGGGCGCTGTTTGTATCCAGGGACGTTCTCGTAGTTGTCGTCGCCTTCGGAGTTAGTTCCAGTACCAAAGACGAAAATCTTGCAGCCATCGTTCCAGATGTCGTCGATCAGACTGTCGTCGTGACCGATCATCATGCCGTGATCGAGGTACATGTCGATCCACTGCCTGATGACCTTCTTGACCGAGGCGTAGTCCATCGAGATGCCGTTCTCGTCGACACCACCCTCGAGGCCTACACGCACTAGATGAAACTTGGCCTTCCATGAATGTCCGTGGATGTTTTTACACTTGCCACCCAGGAAAGGCAACCTGTGTGCAGTCTCGAAGTTATGTTCTACAGCTATGGTTGCCTGACCCTGCATCTACAAGTCTCCTTAAGTCTAATCAAGATCAACTTCTACCTATGGCTTTGTATTAAGCACTTGGACAAAAGCTGTCTATTGAAAGTCTAGCTATGGACAAGGCGTGGACAAATAGCTCTTGAGCTCTTACTATTTGTCCACGCTCTGTCACAGGATCAGCCCCAGGATGCCTGGTAGTCCTGATCGACCCACTTGGACATCAGAGGAACGGAGAGAGTCGAGATGACCAGCCAGTCGGTGGGCTCCAGCAGCAGGGTCATCTGATAGGGGCGTCGGATGTAGATGCTGCCCGTAGTCGGGCCGTCGATTGCAACCTGCTCGCCAGGATACTGGCCAGAGGTCTCAGGGACAAGACCGAGCCAGGTCTGGAAGTCGCTCAGGTTGCTTCCAGTGTTCTGCATGGCCTTGCTGACGGCGAGCTTCTGCGTAACGGTTAACGGACCAGGCATCAGAAGGTCTCCCTTGAAGGCTCGAAAGCGATTTCTTCGGGGTTCACGATCGGGTACCGTGCAGGGTTCAGATCCGCGTAGATCCCCGATGGCGGATACACTCCCGGGTTCTTCCTCGTATAGCTTTTCGCGTAGTCCAGAGCTTCTTCGAACGTGCACGACAGTCCACCTTCACGTGCGTAGTGCCCACCGACTCCTGTACCTTCGTATTCGGTCGGGTCAGGCTGCTGGGCGAGGAAGAACGCTTCCTTACGCTCGACGCACGTACCACACTTACCACAGTGCAGCTCGCCACCCTTGTAGCAGCTCCACGTCTTGGAGAAGTCGATTCCGTACCGCAGACCGTTGAGGACGATGGTTTGCTTCGGAACGTGGAGCCAGGGAGTGAAGAGTTGGAACTGCTGGTGGATGAAACCCTCGTTGGCGATCTTGAGGGTGGCCTCCAAGCTCTGAACGAAGGCCTCACGACAGTCCGGGTAGATGTGATGGTCGCCTGCGTGGACACCCAGACCCAGGAGCCAACCGCCTTCACTGATGCAGGCTGCAGCAGCGATGCTGGCCATAATCATGTTGCGGTTGGGAACGACCGTCTGCTTCATGCTCTCGGACTCGTAGTGACCCTCAGGCACTTCGCGGTCACCCACCAGAGCCGACTTCGTCAGCAGCTGGGTGACACTGGTCAGGTCGATGACCTTCCAGTCCAGCCCGCCGAGCCTGTCGACGTGGAACTGAACGTAGTCGAGCTCCTTCTTGTGCTTCTGTCCGTAGTTGTAGGACAACACCTTCACATCAGGGTCGATGTCACAGAGATGATACAGCATCGCAACGCTGTCCATCCCACCGCTCACTACTGCGACGTTCGTCAAGCTGATGGCACCTTCTTCTTTTTCTTTTCGGTAGGAAAGTAACGTTCACCTTTTCCTACCTTGTGCATTTGGATTAGGCCACGCTGCATAAGCGTCTGGAAGATGTTGCCTGCGTTGTTCGAATGCAGATGGTATGCCTGCATCAACCTAGAACGTGAGATACCTGGGTTCGCTTCGATTGCACCCAGTACCTTTTCCAGCTCACGTTCGTTGGTAGTGGTACCGATTCCGTTGACCACCTGATTAGTGTAGTCACGCCACTGTTCCACAAACTTAATTGCGTACAGCATATCGATGAGTTCCACTTCGATGGTCTGACCAGACTCTACCAACTTCCGACTTGCTGCTGCGAGTACAGCTGCCTTGAGTCCTGACTTACAAAGTCGGTCGTACGTAGGTGTCATGATCTCAGGCTGCAAGGCCTTGAGACCTGCCTTCATCATGTCCTGCTCCAGCTGATTGTAGCGCGCCCATGCATCAGGCGTCAGCTGTGCAGTCCATGTTTGCGGGCCGGAGTAGACGATCCTGCTACCATCTCGCTTCAGCGTCGGCTCAGAGTAGTAGTGTTCACGCATTCGCTTCATGGCACTAAGGATCAGATCCCGCCCTGTGGTGTCCTTGCTAGTCGGTGGCCCCAGCGGCTGGACACGTGTCACATCTGATTCGGCGGTGATAAACACAAAGCGGGGGATGAACCCTGAGCTGACATGTTCAGTTGTCAGAAGGCTGCAGATCTTATTACGGATACCACCTGCAAACAGAATTAGTACAGGATCCTTAACCTCGATTGTTTCCTTCTTCAGGATCCTCTTTTGCATCTTACCATCGTACAGCTTGGTAAGAGTCTCTGCCATGCCCGCATAGTAGTCCTTCTTGTTCAACGCGTCCAGTAGTCCGCTGAACTCGTCACGAAGAAAGATCGACGGTTGACTAGGCCTGGTGGAGAGGGAAGACATCAGTCCCTCGATCGAACCATCGGTCGCAAGAATGGCACTGCTGTCCACCTCCTCAAGCAGATCCATTGCAATGTCCATCGCTGTTGACTTGCGGGTCAGCGTGGTGTCTGCCAGGATCATAAACCACAGGTTAGGCTTGAACGTACCAAATGAGGTGGGCAGCCTCACTGATCCGCCTAGCAGTGCTGACAGGATAACAAACGCTCCTGCCTGGTGGTACTGCTTCGCAGCGTCACCGAGTGAACTGGCCCACTTGATATAGTCGTCTACGAAAGTGGTATACCCTTCGAGCTCTTCGCGTTCACGATCAATCAGGAGTGGACCAAGGTGAATCTCAGGCGGTGCTAGTAGGCGCTGGTTCTCCTGGAACCTCTGCCAAGCCTTACATACGTCCTTCCAGAGTTGAAGCTCCGGCCGGCCGTCACGCCTGAACTTGTTACATGCGGAGTCACGTGCAACGATGAAGACCTCTTCCTTACTGAGGCCTGCCTCGAAGCACATCATTTCCAGATTCCACAGGGTCTTACTCCAATCGACACCCTTGTCGGGCTCCATGGAGAAGTGTACGAAAGCCTGTGGAGGTAGGTCATTGTCGTACTTCTCGATGAGCTCTTCACCTGTGAAGTTAGGCAGAGCTTCTGGGAGTTGCTCTTCTACACCTGAGGTCTCAGCCAGTGTTGGGTATCGTGTGAAGTCAACCACTCGGTACTTGTTGGCGCGGTGATCGATAAGTCTAACAGCAACATTGTCGTACTCCGGCTTCCTGTTGTAGGTACCAGGTACACGCATCAGCTGGGTCAGATCCCAGCCTGACTTGTCGGCTCCCTGGAATGCATGGTAGTATGCAATGCGCTTGCTAAGGCTTTCCGCATCGAAAGGATCGACCGGGTCCTCAAAGGCCCAATACGCCTGGTAACGATTGGGTGAGGTCTCAACTGCAAACGTAGGCTTTACGAGGCAGTTGCTCGGATGACACTCATCGAGATCGGACCAAGCGTTGGTGCAAGTAGCAACGCTGTCCTTGTTTCTCTTGGGGCGAGATAGGAGTTGCGGACAGAAGTAAACGTTGTGTGTTGCGGACATGAGGTCGACACGTTGTCCGACCTTAGACATCTCAGCAGGCCAGGCGTAGAACTCTTCCTGGAAGTTTTTCATCCCTGCCTGGAGGTACGCAATGCACAAATACCCTTCCGCCTGCCCGAAGAGATGGGAGAAGAAAGAGGTGTGAATTTGCACTTACCATCCCTCTCGGACTA